CCATCTTCTTCTTCTTGAAATTCTCCATCTTCTTCTTCTTGAAATTCTCCATCTTCTTCTTCTTGAAATTCTCCATCTTCTTCTTCTTGAAATTCTCCATCTTCTTCTTCTTGAAATTCTCCATCTTTTTCTTGAAATTCTCTATCTTCTCTATCTTCTTCTTGAAATTCTTCATCTTCTATATTTTCCTCATTATTATCTATTTCTAAATCACTTTCATTATTATTTAATCCATCATCTAAATGTTCGGTTTCAATATTAATATGATTACTTTCTATTTTTTTTATTTGATTAATTATTTTATTCATTGGAATATAACTTCTTAATGCTATTTTAATTGCTAATTTTGTTAATCTTTCTATATTATTTATATTCTGTTGTCTTTCTACAGAAGTTACTTTTTTATAAAATAAAAATGGATTTTTCCAAAAGATATTTGCACATTCTAAACAACATTTATATAAAAATTCATACCATTCAGGAATATATACTTTTAAACTTTTTATATTTGATTTATGTTCAAATAATTTAATTTTTATACTTTTTGATATAATTTCTGTTATTAATTTTAACATATATTGTGGTGTAGCATCATCTTCTTCAATTAATTTATGTAATGTATTCATACGAACTTGTTTTTTTTTTTCTTCCCATTTTGTTAATAATGTTAATTCTTTTTGAAATTCTTTAAGTGTATTACAATTATCTGATATATTAACAAAAAATCTACAAATAGGTATAGATATATTGTCAATTAAATAATTTAAATATTCATTTTTATTTTCTATTAATACATTTATATTATTAGACATTTTAATTAAAAAAAAATATAATTGAAACTACGATTTATTCGCACCTAATTAAAAATATCTAAAATATTTCTATTTTTTAATTCAATTAATATTTCACGTAAATATTGAACATCATATATAGAATTATGAGCATTATCTAATATTTTTAGATCTTTTGAAAAAGTATAATTATATAATTCTATTAATTTTGGATATTTATATTTACCATATTTACTAGGTAATTTAATTATATCAGTTGTTAATTTCATAGAACATTTATATTTTAATTTTTTAATATTTTGTATTAAATCTAAATAATTATGTCTATATAATTCACTTAATAATATAAGTAAATCAAATGTTAAATTATGTGCTATAATTAATTGGATGTTTTTAATATCTTCAATAAAATAATTAACAAAATCTTTAAAAGATATACCTTCTAATTTAAGTTTATCAAGTGTTATTCCATGAATATTTGTATTTGGAATATCTTCAACTTCATTAATATAATAATTTGCTCTTTTAATAACATTTAAATCTTTATCTAAAATTTCATAACTAATTTGTATCATTCTTGCATTTTCATATTTAACAAGATTTGTATATTTATAATAGTTATTAGAACCATCTTTTTCAATTAATCCAGTAGTTTCAACATCAAATATAATATACATTTTATATTACATTTTAAAAATAAATCATTTTTATATAGATGGAATCCATTTCCAAGATAAATTCTCACATATTTTACGGAATACTTCTTCATTTTGTGCAATCTTTTGCCTACTTTTTAATAATGGAAATAATGGTAAATATTGTGGCATATCTAGTATTAAAAAGAATTTATGTAAAATATATGAATAAGATATAAAATTTAATCTATTAGGTGGAGCATATTTAATAAAAAGTGGTTGTGTTTGCATAAACATATTTGATAAAGTAACTTCTAATTCTGGTGAAAATTGTGGTGGTGGAATACCATTAATACGATTTATTATATATGCAGCATGTTCATAATATTTATGTGTTCTTAATTTTTTTAAAATTGTTCTCATATATTTTGGTGTTAATTTAGTTGTATCTGTTACTTTTTCTTTTTTAAGTTCATTTAATATTCTTTCAAAAACTTCATTCGGAATATCAGTACTCTCTTTACCCTGTATTTGAGAAATCCATTCTCTAAAATGATTTATTCTTTTATAACTATAATGAATATTATCTTTTTTATCAAAAACCATTATTGGTCTATTTTGTTCTGCTAATAAAACATCTTGATACCCACATTTTAAACACACCATTAAAGCTTCATGTTGTAAATTTGTCATTTCACCATCATTACAATTTTTACATTTATTATCTATAAATTCACCATCAATATGATTTATATATTTATTATCTGTTATAGATAAATATTCATTTACTAACTTTGATTTATCTTTTTGTATAAAATTATGTTGTAATTTTACATTTGATGATTCATCATTTACTTTTATATTTAATGCTTCTAATATTGTATATTTTTTTGGATTTATTTTTTTAGTATCAACATTTTGATTAACTATATCATAATAATCAAATAATATATTTCCAACATTTTCATAATAATTTAATTCATCAGTATTTGTTAAATTATCTAATTCATCTTTTAAATTTCTAATTTTTTCTTTGGTTTCTACATTACTAAACCATAAATTTGTTTTATTATTAGTATAAATTTCTTTTTCTAAATTAATATTTAAAGAATTTAAATTTTTAATCATTGTTGTTAATTCATTAATTCTTTGATTTTTTTTTTCAAATTTTTTAATGGAATTACTATGAATATCATCTAGTGTTGATATTTCTTTTGTATTATCCACTACATGAATTCTTTTTTTACTACACCTTTCTTTCATCATCTTTTTAATAAATTAATATGTATTTTTTATCTTTATATAAACTAAATGGGAGGTGGATTATTACAATTAGTAGCATATGGTGCACAAGATGTTTATCTTACTGGCAACCCGCAAATCACATTTTTTAAAGTAGTATATCGTCGTCATACAAACTTTTCAATAGAATCAATACAACAATCAATTAATGGTAAATTTGATTTTGGTAATCGTGTTACATGTCAAATTTCTCGGAATGGTGATTTAATACATAGAATGATGTTAGAAGTTGAATTAAATCAATTAGATGATGAACCAATAACACCTTTTTTAACTTCTTCACATCGATATGTAAATTATATAGGTCACCGTTTAATTAAATCTATGGAATTAGAAATAGGTGGTCAAAAAATAGATAAACAATATTCACATTGGATGTATATTTGGAATGAACTTTCATTACCTATTGAAAAAGAAATAGGATATAAATCAATGATTGGTGCTGATAGTGATGATACTAGTTTTAAAGATAATAAAATATATATTCCATTTGAATTTTGGTTTTGTCGTAATATTGGCTTAGCATTACCATTAATTGCATTACAATATCATGAAGTAAAAGTTAATATTGAAATCGAATCATTTAATAATTGTTATTATGAAGGTGCTTCTGGAACAACAGTTGGAAATATACCTTATGGTCAAACTACTAGTTTAACATCACCAACTTCTACAATAAAATCCAGTAAAATTAAAAATGCATCATTATGGTGTGATTATATATTTTTAGATACCGATGAAAGACGTAGATTTGCACAATTATCACATGAATATCTTATTGAACAAATTCAATTTAATGAACATTCGATTACTGTTGCTAATAAAGAACAATCTGTTAATATTGTAATGAATCATCCAGTTAAAGAATTAATATGGACAGTTAATCCAGATGACGGTAGAAAAAATAACCAATGGTATAATTATACTGATATTGATTATGATTCATCTAATAATGAATATGCTTTTTTAACAGACCCCGAAGGGAATAATTTAATCGAAAGTGCTGTTCTTCAATTAAATGGAAATGAACGTTTTGCTAAAAGAGAAGGTAAATATTTCTCACATGTTCAAACATATCAACATCATACTAATGTACCTCAAAATAATGGTATTAATGTATATTCATTTGCTTTAAAACCAGAAGATCATCAACCATCTGGAACATTAAATTTTTCAAGAATTGATTCTGCTAAATTAGTAATTAAAAGTAAAAATACTGGAAAATTAAATGTATGGGGAGTAAATTACAATGTTTTAAGAATATTAAGTGGTATGGGTGGATTAGCATATTCTAACTAAATCTTCTTTTATTTTTTTATATAAAATATCATCCGATATTTTTATATATTCTACTGTAAAATTATAATATAATGCTAAGGTTTCTATTTTATAAAATTTAAATAAAAATATATTATATGTAAAATATAACATAAATCCAAATATTATATCATTTATATTTATTTCATGTTTTAATGTTATAATTGGTAAAATTTTAATTATAAAAATACCATAAATAAAAAATATTATTAATTTTTTTAAACTAATTTTCCAATAAATTAAATAAATAAAAACTGAAGACATAAAAATTGTTATTAAATAAAAAGTTAAAATTGGATTAAATGGAAGAATATTTAAAATATATAAAAAATACCAAATTAAAACATAAAATGAAAATTTATCAATAATTTTAAACATCATATTTTTTTTTTCTTATATAATATTAAATAACGGAAAATGGGTGGAGGTCTTCTTCAACTTGTTGCATATGGTGCCCAAGATGTATATCTTACAGGTAACCCCCAAATTACTTTCTTTAAAGTAGTTTATCGTCGTCATACTAATTTCTCAATAGAATCAATACAACAAACATTCAATGGTAATGTTGCTGCTAACTCTCGTGTAACTTGCCAAATCTCACGTAATGGTGATTTAGTACATAAATTATATGTAGTTATGGATAAAGATATTAATTCTGGTTCTGGTGTAGATGAAATTAAAAAAGTAGAAGTTGAAATTGGTGGTCAATTAATTGATCGTCAATATGGTCAATGGATGAGAATATGGAATGAATTAACTTTACCAGCAAATCAAAAAACTAAATGGGATAAATTAACTACAGATACAGTTGCTAAACGTTATGTTCCACTTGACTTTTGGTTTTGCCGTAATATTGGTTTAGCTCTTCCTTTAATTGCTCTTCAATATCATGAAGTTAAGATTAATATTGAATTTGGTTCTAACCCAGAGGGAGCTGAACTTTGGGCTGATTATATCTTCCTTGATACTGATGAACGTCGCCGTTTTGCTCAATTATCACATGAATATTTAATTGAACAAGTACAATTTACTGGTGAGGAATCCACTTCTGCTTCTGGTGATTTAAATGCTAAATTATCATTTAATCATCCAGTTAAAGAATTAATATGGCACTCTAGTGTAGATTCTGTTGCTGGTGGTACAGCCAAATTAATGCTTAATGGTAATGATCGTTTCTCTGAACGTGATTCTAAATATTTCACACAAGTTCAACCTTTCCAACATCATTCTGGAACAACTAATGTAAAGGTTGGTGTATATTCATTTGCACTTAAACCAGAAGAACATCAACCATCTGGAACTCTTAATATGTCACGTATTGATACCGCACAATTACGTTTAAGTGGTTGGGCTAATGATGCTACAGTATCAATCTATGCTCATTCATACAACGTTCTTCGTATCCTCAGTGGTATGGGTGGTCTTGCCTACTCCAATTAAATTTTTACAAATATTACTTTTTTTTTCATAACCTACAGCTAAATCTATTCCTAAGAATAATGAAATAAAGCTTGTAGCTACTGCAAATTGTATAGGAGGACTATTAAAATCCATTATTTTTTTTGATAAATTTAAAATTGGGGTAGTTAATTTATTAATAATTAAAGGTGAATTTTGACCTAAAATAAATCTTGAAAACATTAAAATAGATGATATAAATAAAGCATTTTCTATTCCATCAACTATAATTTGTTCAAAATAATTATGTTTAGGTAATAAAGTATTTTCGTTTAAAAACCATTGTTTATCTGGTATCATATAACATAAATTAGGTCGAGTTATTTTATGTGTAAATATCATAATTATTATTAAAAATTATTTTCTTATATATATATAAAAGATGGGTGGAGGACTTCTTCAACTTGTTGCTTATGGTGCCCAAGATGTATATCTTACTGGTAACCCACAAATTACTTTCTTTAAAGTAGTTTATCGTCGTCATACTAATTTCTCAATTGAATCAATACAACAAACTTTTAATGGAAAAGCTGCTAAGAGTGGTCGTGTTACTTGCCAAATTTCACGTAATGGTGATTTAGTACATAAATTATATTTAGTTTTACCAGAAGCTAATGAAGATGGTCGTGACGCAATTAAAAAAGTAGAAGTTGAAATTGGTGGTCAATTAATTGATCGTCAATATGGTAAATGGATGAAAATATGGAATGAATTAACTTTACCTTCTGGAAAAACAACTGGTTATGCTAAAATGGTTCAAGATGCTAATGCTAAACGTTATGTTCCTCTTGAATTTTGGTTCTGCCGTAACATTGGTTTAGCACTTCCATTAATTGCTCTTCAATATCATGAAGTAAAAATCAATATTGAATTTGAATCTACTGGAACTGTTGATGGTGCAGAATTATGGGCAGATTATATCTTCCTTGATACTGATGAACGTCGCCGTTTTGCTCAATTATCTCATGAATATTTAATTGAACAAGTTCAATTTACTGGTTCTGAAACTGTATCTTCTAATAGTAATCTTTCTGCTAAATTATCATTCAATCACCCAGTCAAAGAATTAATATGGGAAGGACAAGGCAATACTGGTACAGCTAAATTAATGCTTAATGGTAATGATCGTTTTGCTGAACGTGAAGCTAAATATTTCTCTCATGTACAACCATATCAACATCATACAAATATTCCAGATCTCAGTTGTAATATCAATGTTTATTCATTTGCACTTAAACCAGAAGAACATCAACCATCTGGAACTCTTAACATGTCACGTATAGATACAGCTCAATTACAATTAAAAGGTGCTGAACCTGGTAATGTTGATATTTATGCTCATTCATACAATGTTCTTCGTATCCTCAGTGGTATGGGTGGTCTTGCCTACTCCAATTAAATTTTCAATCTTAAATTTATAAAAAGATTTTTACAAAAATTAAATATTAAATTCAGTTTCATCACCAACACATTCGGTTTCTTCTACTTTTACACGATAGCATTCGCCATCAAAATCCGAATATAAATAATCTGAAAATGGGGTTGGTGTTTTTACTATTTTTTCTTTAGTATTATTTGTAATAATTATATATCCAATACTTAATATAAAAGCAATTATAAATGCAGTAAAATGAAATTCAAATTTCATTTTATTTTGTTTATAACATTTTATTCATATGTATAAATATTAAAACATTCTAATTTAATTGGATATTCATTTACAAATAAATTTACTTTATTTATATAATCAATATTTTCTGTTTTAGATAAATATTCACTATATTCATTTTCAAAATTTATACGTTTTGAAGATATTTCTTTTATATATCTATCTTTTTTTTCAACAACATTATCTAATTCCTGTTGTTTTTTTAACATTTTTTCTAAACATTGTTTTTTAAACTCATTTGGTTTAACTAAAAAAATATCATACATTTTACTCTTTAACTTTATAATTTTCTGTAATTTTTTCATAAGAACTTTTAAATTGATTAGTAATCATTTCTTCACCACTCATTTTTCCTTCATAAACATGTAAAGGTATATATTTTGTAATAACTTTCTTTGATTTAACTTTTTTTATTTTACCTTCATAATAACCCTGAACAATTACTAATATACCAATAAATAGTAATAATAAAACTACGTTTTTCATTTTATATTATAAAAAGATTACTTTAATCAACTTTTGTCATATCAATAGTTTCAATATTATCTAAAACTGTTTCTTTAGAATTTTCATTTGGAATATCATTTGGAATATCATCTGTAATATCCATTCCAATCATAACTACATTTAATATTTTTTTTGAAAAATCTACTGGTTTAATTATTGGATAACCAGAATATAACAAAGCACTATTAATAACAAGATCTAATAAATCTTTTAATACCTTATATTCATCTGAATCATTTATATTTTTTATCTTTTTTATAATCTGATGTTCTGGATTTATTTCTAAAATACGCTTATTCATTGATGTAATATCTGATTGACCCAATGTCTGTGATTTAATTATTTTTTCCATATTTGCAGAAAAACCATTTTCTGGTGACGAAACAATACAAGGTAAATCTACAATTTTATTCGTTATTTTTACATCGGAAAAATCTTGTCCATATAATTTTTTTATATAAGCACATGTATCTTTATATTCTTCTTGTTTTTTCTTAAAATCTTCTTTATCACTATCGGTAACATTTGGTAATTCAATATCACCTTTAGTAATACATACAATTTTAGCTTCTTTATAAGAAACTAATCTTTGACACATATATTCATCTACTGGATCAGTCATAAATAAAACATCTATATCATTTTTCTTAAAACGATCTAAAAATGGTGAAGATTTTAAGATATCAATATTATCACCAGAAATAAAATATATATCTTTTTGTTTTTCATTCATGGATGTTATATAATCATCAAAAGTTATCATTTTATCAGGTGAATTTAAAGAATAAAACATTAATAGATCTGAAACTCTTTCACGATCACCACTTTCTTCATAAACACCTAATTTTATATTTTTTTGATAAATTTTATAAATTTTTGTATAATTATCCATATCTTCCATTGCATTTTTTAACATATCAATACTTTTCTTAATAATTGCTTTTTTAATAACTTTAACAACTTTGTTTTCCTGTAACATTTCACGAGAAACATTTAAAGGTAAATCATCTGTATCAACCATACCAGCTACAAAATGTAACCATTCTGGACATAATACAGCACTATTATCACTTACAAATACTTTTCTTACATATAATTTTATGTTATTCTGAACAACACCACGTTCAAATACATTATTTTTTACTTTTTTTGGTAAAAATAAAATTCCTTTATATTCTATTTGACCTTCACCAGAAATATGTTTATATAAAAATGGTGTATCATTGTCATTTGTTAATGATTTATAAAATCCATGATATTCTGATTCTTTTATATCATTTACTGGTTTTGTCCAAATTGGTTTATTTTCATTTACTAACTGAAAATCTTTAATTACTTCAGTTATTTTTTTCATTTTTTTAGGTTTAGATTCATCTGGTATATCTTCAATAATTACTGGTTCATCACCTTCTTTTTTTTCATCTATAACTACTTCTTCATCTAATTCTTCTTCATCATCTTCTACTTCCTTTGTTTCTTCACGAATATTCAATATTTTTATTGGAAAATTTATATATTGTGAATGTTCTTTTATTATTGATTTTAATTTTTCAATATTTGTATATTTATCAACTGATTCATCAGTTAATTGACATTTTATTATTGTTCCTTGTAATAAATTGTAATCTTCATGAATATGTTCTTTAATATTTTCTGATGTAATTTCATCAATAGTATATTCACCATTTGCATCTGACATCCATTTAAAATAATTTGAATTTATTTTTTTTGAAATAATTGTAACATGTTTGGATACTAAAAATGCAGAATAAAATCCTACACCAAATTGACCAATTAAATTACTATCTTTTACTTTTTCCATAAAAGCTTTAGTTCCAGAATTTGCAATTGTACCTATATTTTTAATTAATTCATCTTTATTCATTCCATCACCTGTATCAATTATATGTAATTCCTTATTTATTTTATCTGGAATTATAGTTATACAATTATCTACTTTATTATCTGGTTTATTTACAATACAATCATGATTATATCTATCAATACTATCACTTGCATTAGAAATTAATTCTCTAAGAAATATATCTTTATTTGAATAAAAATTGTTTATAATTAATTTAAGAAGTGCTGATATATCTGTATCAAATGAATACTTTTCAGACATTTTTATTAAATATATTAAATTCAATATTCTTATATACTTTTACAAAAAAAATAGTAAATTTTTTAATTAATCCAAGTTCCTTGTTTATTCTGTAATGTTCCACATTTTTCTAAAAATTTTTTACGATTAATATAGTTACGGGTATCTTCACCACCTCTTATTCCATCTGGAACAATATGTTTTGGATTTTGAACTTCTGATACACAATCTAACATTGGAATCATATTATTAAATTGTTGTTCCATTATATTATTATTACATTTTTCATATACATGTTTGCTATCAGAACCAGATAAAACATCTAATTCTTTCGATGGATCACCTACACCTGGACGTAAATTTGGACAAGCTTGAAACATTCTTTGATATAATTGGATATTACATCTATCTCTAGTTTGTTTAGATTTACTATTACGTAATTGTGATTCATTATCAATTAAACAACTATCTGGATGATTAGCAACGTTTGGATGCGGTGCTGGACGCAAATTAACATGATCAACATAATAAGTTGGCATTCTTATTTCGGGATTTTTACATTCTACAAAATTTGTATTATAATGCATATAATTATCTATATGTTGATTTTTAATATCTTTTGATTCCATCCAACAAGTATCATTATAAATATCACAAGATTTGTTATACATTTTATATTAACACTAGATTTTATTTCATGGAGGACTTCTTTCACCACCAATACCACTTCTACGTGTATCTGTTCTTTCTAAATCTAAATTTTTCATACATCTTACATCATTACCTTCTTTACAAGATACTTTATTATAATTACTATTATATAACCATTGAGCTAATGTATTTCTATCATTTGGTATTTTTTTACCTGGAACTGTATAAAATTGTCTTACAGATAATCCTCTTTCATAAAAATCATTTACATCTCTAAATGTATTTTGATAAAAATTATCATTTAATATATTATCATTATCATCACATGGTTCTAAATTTAAATCATGATTATTATCTAATACATTTGGATTCATAAAAGGATTATGTATTGATGATTTATTACATTTTTGTGAAAAATTTTCTTTATCTAATAATTTTTTTTGTTCATTTAAAAAAATTGTCAATAAACCTACTATTATTGCTAATATTATATAAGATAAATCAAATTTATTAATTAAAACTAAAATTATACTTAATATTATTGAAACTGCAAAGATTATATTTAATTTATCTACAAATGAAAAATTATCTGGTGGATTTTCTATTAATTCAATTAATATTTTAGGATTATCAATCCAAAAACTATACATTATTTGTTTTTCACTTGGATTTATTTTTTTCATCTAATTTCTTTTTCATTCTGGATTTTTGATCCATCTTTCTTTGCATTGATCTTGCTTTTCCTGGAACACCACCACCACCACCACCCATTAATCCAGACATCATTTTCATAATGTTTCCTAAATCTGGTTCTCCACCACCACCACCTCCACCATTCATACCCGGTAATTTTCCTGCCATACTTAATGCATCTTTTAATAATGCATCTTGTTTTATTTCACCATTTTTTAATTTTGATGCCATTTTTTGACTTACATCAGATATTAAATTACCTATTCCATTATCTGGATTTGATAATGCACTTAATATATCACCTTCAGAATTTATTGATTCCTTTACTTTATCTAAATTTACTTCTTCTACTATTTCTTTTGCTAATTTACCAATACTTGTATCTTCAATATCACCCATTGAAAAACCGGTTTTTTCTTCCATATTTATTTCACAAATTTTATTTACTAATTTCAAATATTTCTCTGGAATATTTTTATCTTCAATATCTATTGTACCTTTCAATTTTTCCATTATTACTTTTATATCCTCTTCACTTAAATCATCATTCTTAAATAAATGAAAAATTAAAAGAAAATTATGTATTGTTATATTTTTTTTTAAAACTGTTTTTACATTTTTTATTGAAATATTATTTAAAATATTTAAATTATTATTAGTTTCAATCCATTCATCTATATCTTTTAATTCAATTAATGGATCAATAATAAAATCTGTAAATACTAATTTAAAATTTTCAATATATTCTGTTGATTTATTATCAAAAGAACTATAAAAAGCATTTATTTTTTTTAAAATTTCTCTTGCTGTGCTATTACGTTCTTTAATAGATTTTGCACTTTTTTTTACAGTTTTTATAAATGTTAAAAAATATTGATTAAACACGTAAATATTTGAAGTCATATTATATTTTCAATATATTTTTTTATTATAATAACTACCGAAAACCTTTATATCAATGTAAATCTAATTCACGCATTTTTTGAATTTCTGATAAACTTGGCAATTCTTTATGTGTTTTTTCTGTATCATTATTTCCAATTGGTTTTTCATTATTAATTATTTCTTTTTTATTTTCATTTTCTAAATTTTCCCAAACTGTTACTGGACCTGTTAAATAATTATCTTTTTCATCTATATTTTCATAACTTTGTGAAATATATGAATCTAAACCAGAAGGTTCATCTGAATTTTCATTTTTGTTTGTTATTGTTGGTTTTGCAATTAATAAAACTCCTTTTCCTGGTAACAAAAGATAATCAAATAATTCTTTACCAAAAATTATTCTATCTGTTTCTTTTATTAATAATGCTGGAACATGTGTTATACGTTGATCAAATCTTAAATTATTATTCTTTATATAATCCATACTAACTAACTTTATTTGTTTATTTTTATCTAATGATTTCAGTGTTTCTAATAACATTGTACAATGTTTGCAATGATCACTATAAAATAAAAACATTTTTATATATTTTTAAATAATACATTTTTATATCATGGATTCTCTAAAACACTTATTCTATTTTCTAATTCTGTAATTCTATTTAATAAAGTATCTATTAATTTTAATTTATTATCATTTGATATTTCTAAACTATTTTCATCTAATTTTAAATTTGACCAATTTCCATTATTATAATATAAAATATCATTATTTGATAAATTTTGTTTTTCAAATAATATTATATTGGAATCGTAATCTATACCATTTTTATATAATTTACCAGTTAAATTTATATCTCCTTTTACATCTAATTTATATTTTGGTTCTACTTCACCAATTCCAATATTACTATAATAATCACTTATCAAAATATTTTTATCACTTGTTTCAATCCATGCATCGGTTGTTGCATTTAATTCATAATCATCTTTATTTTGAAACAAATCTGAACCAAATAAATTTAATTCTGGATAATTTTCTTTAACATATTTTTCCCAATCACCTAAATTCAAATCATTTAAACTTTGTTTTTCAGATAAATTTAATATTTTTGTTTCATTTATTGTTGGTTCTAATTCTAATAATTTTGATGGTATAATATTTCTCTTTCTTTTCTTTATTCTCATTTTTCCTTCTGAAATTGAAAATTTATTATCATCACCAATCCATAATGAATTATCAGAAAGGTATAAATGACGTATCTTTTTTTCTGCTGAACCAATATCATAAGTTGCATTGGTATCTGGTATTATATGTTTTGATATCTCTAATATTGTTGTAGATGTTCCATCAATACCATCTACACCTGATGAAGTAGAACCTCTTATTACTGATAACTGATTATTACTTGTTATTTCTAATGTTGTTGGATCAAGTTCTAAATAATTTACAGTATTTGATGTATTAAAATATAATAATGAATTTAGTTCTGGTGTTAAACTAGATAATGAAGATAATTTTGGATCACTTCTAGTTACTGTGGTTACAGTCTGGGTTTTATATCTTATTATTACTTCTTTGCTATTATAGTTTTGAGTAGTTCCCTTAATATCTGTTAAGTATCCAGATGTTATTGATGTACCACCCTTTGTAGTTTTAGCATATGTTGAATTACTTATTGAACTTTCTATTGTTCCTACTTTTACCGTATAAGTACCGTTTAATGATTCTAACGGTGTTTCTAAATGGTTATAATTAGTATCATCTAATAGTAATATTTCACATTCAGTTGCTTGGGGAAAGTTTATAGTGTATTCTGTATATAATGATGTTGCTCCTGTGCTTCTAACCCACACCGCCATACCACCATACCCTGATAATAAAGATAGATGATGTGAGTTGTTCCCTGCTTCACCATAAACCATATAAGTTGGAGAAGACATATGGTCTTCCACTGAAATCCAAGGGTCTTCCGTATTAAGTGCTCTATCATACCATTCTGCTTGATATGTTGTATTTTGTTTAGATGACTTTATTATAGTTTTATTAGCACCTGCTGTGCCTGTATCTCCTGCTAATTGAGATTTATTGAAATAGACCCAGTAAGTTAAATCATAAGTTCCGCATACTATTTCATCGTGAGAACCAAATGCTACACTCCAATTATTAGTATTATCATACGCTGTTCCATATACTGCTGTCCCTGCTAAATTATCATTTTGAGGATGCCAAGAGGTTGAACCATTAACCAAATATCTTACTAAACGCCAACCTGATACCCCTGTCTTTTGACTGACTAAATCAGGTTGAGGTATATTAGGATTATATTTAAATGCTATATATTCGTCCGTTGAACCTGATATTGAGCCTTTTTGAATATATTGAGCGTAATATAATTTTTCTACTTCCGCCGCTGATAATGCCCTGTCGTATATGCGGAAGTCGTCTAAATAATATTCTGGTGTATCATCAATACTTGCAGTATGACTATGAATAGTACCATCAAACAAATATGTGCCTATACCCCATCTATAATCTGTACTTCCTGTGCTTGTAGTAGATGACATAGTATTCCATCCTGATGCTGATGTTTCGGTTTCTTGATGTGTATTATTTACATATAATCTAGTATCATTGCCGTCACATACTACAGTCAAATAAACCCAGGTATTTAAACTAATTGCTGTGGAATAATTTTTTTGCCAACTAACACTGCTGTTTAATCGTTCAACTCTGATTGTGTTGTTGGATTGTACTATTATTTGTAATCCGCCTCTTGAAGAACCTCTATAACTACCATCTTCATATTTTGAAAGTATCATTAAACCTGGTGATACAGTAGCATAAATTTTGAACCAAAGACTTACAGAAAAGTAAGCAGAATTATAAGCATTTAACACGCTTTGACTGTCTAAAACATATTTGAAAGTATCTAAATCTAATGCCTCCTCAAACAGACCGTCATTTATATAAGTAATATTTCCACTTGTGTTCGCTGGATTTATACTTAATTCGTTTGTTCCAACCGCATTATCTAAATCACCATCAAACTTATAATGTGCTATTAAACCATCGGTTACAAGATTACTATTACTATCTATTATTGGTTTTTCTAAGTTTGATATTATAGTATCACTTTCATTTTGTATTAAAACTTGTGTTCCACCACCACCACCAATTACTTTTAGTTTATTATCGGTTGTTATTTCTAATGTTGTTGGATCAAGTTCCAAATAATTTACAGTATTTGATGTATTAAAATATAATAATGAATTTAGTTCTGGTGTTAAACTAGATAATGAAGATAATTTTGGATCAACTCTAGTTACTGTGGTTACAGTCTGGGTTTTATATCTTATTATTACTATACCTGAACCGCCATTACCACCATCACCAGCACCAGCACTACCACTTCTACACCCACCTCCACCACCACCAGTATGAGGAGTTCCATTTTCTGCTATTTCACTTGTTGAACTTCCACCACCACCTAAACCACCAACACTATGATTAGTATCATTACTTCTATATCCGCTTGAACCACCTCCAGCTAAATAAACTTTTCCATCTGTATGATGTTCTCCTATACCAGATGGTATATTAAAGTGCGTGTTGAAATCTATTTCATTTTCTACTGCTCTGCCTATACCACCAGCTCCATCATCTGGTGTATCTGCACTTCCATATCCATTACCACCAGCACCACCACCACCAGAAGAATAAGGAGATTCATAAATAGTAACACCACCATCATATCCTTGTCTATAATTTGTTACCAATACTGTTCCATCCGCTTTTAAAATATTACTTACTGTTCCAGTTCCTCCGTTATTTATAGAACCAGATACATTATGAGATGAACCACCCCCAGAACCACCACTCGTACCAATTGTATTATCACCACCAGCACCACCAATTCTAGTTCCACCACCACCACCTCCAATTGCTTCTGTTTGTAAATAATTAAATGAACTATTATATCCTCTTTGCCCTGTTGTTCTTGTTGCATCTCCTTTTTTATCACCTTCTCCTCCATTACCAACTTTGATAATATAAGTTCCTGTAGAAATAGTTTGATTTTGTAAGAATATCACACCGCCACCACCTCCTCCAGCACCTGTTCCAGATGTATTAGTTACTTCTACCGCACCACCACCACCTCCACCAGCTACTATTAATATATCACATTCAGTTTCTTCGGGGAAGTTTATAGTATATTCAGTTTGACCAGAACCATTATCATTATTTTCATTATATTTAAAATATACTACTTCATCTGTTGAATTTGTTATTAGACTTTTTTGAATATATTGTGCATTATACAATTTTTCTATTTCCTCCGTTGATAATACCCTGTTGTATATGCGGAAGTCGTCTAAATTTCCATTAAATCTCCATATTACTGATGCAGCAGCAGTATAACTTATATTTAAATTTGTATATGATGATGTTAATGTTATATTTGCAAGTGTTGTGTTTGCTACATTATCTACATATAATATTGCATTACCATTTACATCTATAGTTATTACAATATGATGCCAAGTATCATCAAAAACATCAGAATTATTTGTTTGTTGGATAAAACTTCCATTATTATTTTTTCCAAACCATAAATTATTTGCATTATAATTTTTTGCAAGTGTTATTCTATTACTTCCATCTTGATAAATTTCAAAAAGAGTAGCCCAATCTACACTAGTTGGTTTAAGTTTGAACCAACCACTTATTGTTATTCCATTATCATTCCATATATTATATGGATTTAAAGATGATGGTGTTTGAAAATGGTCATCACCAGATAAATAACTTGATTTTCCATATATATATGTTGATGTATCATATTCTATTGTTCCTATTGAACTAAGATTATGATTATTACCACTACTATCAGTTAAATCACCATCAAACTTATAATGTGCTATTAAACCATCTGTTACAAGATTACTAATACTATCTATTATTGGTTTTTCTAAGTTTGATGTTATAGTATCACTTTCATTTTGTATTAAAACTTGTGTTCCACCACCACCAATTACTTTTAGTTTATTATCCGTTGTTATTTCTAATGTTGTTGGATCTAGTTCTAAATAATTTACAGTGTTTGATGTATTAAAATATAATAATGAATTTAGTTCTGGTGTTAAACTTGAAAGTGAAGATAATTTTGGATCACTTCTAGTTACTGTGGTTATAGTCTGTGTTTTATATCTTATTATTACTTCTTTGTTACTATATGTTTGACTTGTTCCCTTAATATCAGTTAAGTATCCAGATGATATTGATGTACCATCTATTGTATTTTTAGTATATCCTGATTTACTTATTGAACTTTCTGTTGTTCCTACTTTTACCGTATAAGTTCCGTTTAATGATTCTAACGGTGTTTCTAAATGGTTATAGTTAGTATCGTCTAATAGTAATATTTCACAGTCAGTTGCTTGGGGAAAGTTTATAGTGTATTCTGTATAATCATATACTTCAAGATAAATTCTATTATAACTATTTGTACGAGAACCATAAAATGTTGTACTGCTAAAACTGTCATAATGTGATTTACCAACATAATGATTAGATGCATCTCCAATCTGTATAGCATCTTTACCAATAGCATTTGATGCGGACACCCATACCCATTGGTCTCCTACATATAATGCAGTTTGATTATTAGGACTTGTTAATGTATAACCTAAACCACTTAAATAAGCCAACAATTCTGTTTTAGTTGCCATTCTTCCTCCATTTGCAATTGCTTCATCATAGGCTTCTTGCCAACTATAAGGACTTTCATCTTCTCTAAATACAAATCTTAATTCTGTATTAGGATTATATTTAAATGCTATATATTCGTCTGTTGAACCTGATATTGAGCCTTTTTGAATATATTGAGCGTAATATAATTTTTCTACTTCCGCCGCTGATAATGCCCTGTCGTATATGCGGAAGTCGTCTATTACACCATCTGTTTCAATATTATTTGGAGGTTCATAACCTATATATCTGTTAGTTGCTGTAAAATTTGCAATGGTTCTTGGTTGATTAACATCGTTTAAAACCTCTAATACATTATCAATGTAAATAGTCCAATTCCCTGACGCATTTATAGACCAGGACATAAAATGCCATTGATTATCTACTAAATCATTAGCAGAGTATTCAATATTAGCACTACCACTAACTTTTACATTGAACGCCAGTTTATTCGTGCTGCTATGTTTATATATAATTACATTATTGTTGTTTGTAGAGTCGCTAAAATCAAATATTCTTGAATAGTTGGGAGTTGTTGTGTCTAATTTAAACCAACAAGAGAATGTGATTCCATTCCCATTCCAAATAGAATAAGGATTTATAGTACTTGGAAATTCTAAATATGCTAATTCTGTTGCCCCATCACCTAACACATATTCTGTTCCATTGAATGTAGCACCAGTATTTGTTAAATGATGGTTATTTCCAGAAGAATCTAAAAGCATATCTGTGGCACTACCATCAAACTTATAATGTGCTATTAAACCATCAGCAGTGGTGAAATTTTCCTTACCGTATATGTATAGTTCATTGAATTTTAGTACAGTTGAGTATGTACTATTAGTATCACTTAAATGTTGCACTACTATCGCAAAATAATTATATTCGTTTGTATCATTTAGACTATTTTCATAAGAATGTGGTTCGGTGCTTCCATAAGATACAATATTTGTGGATTGTTCGTCTATCATAGTCCAAGTGCTGTCGTCATTACTACCATATACTTTGAATTTTCCTGGTGCTCGGTAATCATTATAATTTGATATATCTTGTTCTATTTTATATTTGGTTAGTTGTATGCTGACTGGTAGTTTAATTTTAATCCAACAGCCCTTATATGTACTATCAATTTCTCCTTCATCAGTTGCACCGTTTATTTGATAAACACCAGAAGAATATGTATTTGCTCTTGTTGAGGGTCTGTTTGTAAATGAACCACTTCCCGCAAATGCGGTATAAGGCCCTTCTATCCAACCGTGGTCGCTCCCAGTGACAATATATGTTCCATTACCATAACTCTGTGCTGATATAGTGCTGGTCTCCGCATTCAAAGTTCTTGTTGGTGGATATTCTCTTTCTACGCTCATATCTACGAGCGAGGGGGGTAATAAGTTTGATGTAGTTTCATTACTATTTATTATAACTGTATTACCACCACCACCACCTCCACCAATTACTTTTAGTTTATTATCTGTTGTTATTTCTAATGTTGTTGGATCTAGTTCTAAATAATTTACAGTATTTGATGTATTAAAATATAATAATGAATTTACTTCTGGTGTTAAACTAGATAATGAAGATAATTTTGGATCACTTCTAGTTACTGTGGTTACAGTCTGGGTTTTATATCTTATTATTACTTCTTTGCTATTATAGTTTTGAGTTGTTCCCTTAATATCTGTTGAGTATCCTGATGATATTGCTGTGCCTCCTATCGCAGTTGTTTTAGTATATCCTGATTTACTTATTGAACTTTCTGTTGTTCCTACTTTTATCGTATAAGTTCCGTTTAATGATTCTAACGGTGTTTCTAAATGGTTATAGTTAATATCGTCTAATAATAATATTTCACAGTCAGTTGCTTGGGGAAAGTTTATAGTGTATTCTGTTTGATTAGATACTGCTGTATTAGGATTATATTTAAATGCTATATATTCATCAGTTGAACCTGATATTGAGCCTTTTTGAATATATTGAGCGTTATATAATTTTTCTACTTCCGCCGCTGATAATGCCCTGTTGTATATGCGGAAGTCGTCCATTTGTCCGTCCCAATTGCCATCACTAGAATATGTTGATTTATTGATATATCTCAAATTATATGATATATTAGGTATGGTTTGTGTCTGTGATATATTTTTATTAACGTTATTAATATAAACTTTCCAATTACCAGAAGTATCTACAGATAATATAAAATGATACCAAGTTGCGTCTGTAAAATTGGCTACTGATATAGAAACATATACATTGTCATTCATATATACATATATTGTATTATTAGTTGAATGTCTTCCAATAAATATACCGTTATCTGTTGATGCTGCCTCTTGAAAATCTATAAATCTCGCCCATTTTCCGGATGATGTTACTCTAAACCAAAAACTAAATGTAATACCGTTACCATTCCATATAGTATATGGATTAATTTGGGACGGAAACTCTAAATAATCTGAATTATCAAACTCAACCGCTTCACCATCTATTATATGCGTTGATTGTGTTGAAGCATTATGGTTAGTCAAATGGTAATTATTACCACTACTATCATTATAGTTTCCATCAAACTTATAATGTGCTATTAAACCATCTGTTACAAGTATTTCTTCCTCTGCGGCAGTGGTGAAATTCTCCTTACCATATATATACCATTCGTCTAAATTGAGATTATTAGTATATTCCACTGGTCCTACTAATTTATTGACTATTAATAGAAAATATTGATATTCACCATTTGTTGATACTGAACTCTCATACACATAACTTGAATAATCTGACGGTGATATTGATGCTGAAACTAATTCAGTCCAGTTTGTTTCGTCATTACTTCCGTAAATTTTGAAATCGCCAGGAGCGTTTTTAGCGTCTGTGGTATTTGCTCTTTGTTTAAATTTGAACTTGGTTAAATTTATATAAACTGGTAATTTTATATATATCCAATCACCTTTATATCCTAAACTGGAAAATTTACCTCCATTATCATTGAAATTACTATCAATATAAGTCAAAGTTGCAGCTGTATATTGATTATATTGCCACATTCCTGCTACGCCATCTGCCTCATTGAATGTTTCTATTGGATGGTATTGTGAATGTATTGAGTTATAATTAGATACTTTAATGGTATAATCACCACTACCGTATGTATGACTTATAGTTTTAGTATAACTTAAATCCGTTCCACTTGTAGGTACAAAATCTCTCTTACCTGCAGGTGGGTATTCTCTTTCTTCACTTAAATATGTTTCTAACACAATTGGTTTTTCTATATTTGATGTTACTGTTGTTGTTTCATTCTCATATACTACTTGATTTAAATTTCCAGATGATGTTCCACCAATCACTCGTAATACTCTATCTGTTGTTATTTCTAATGTTGTTTCATCTATTTTTAAGTTACACCATGATTCACCAGAATAATATAGTAATTCATTATTATTTAAATTACAATTTGTTAATGAAATTAAATTTTTACTTAAAATATGTTGTTCAACTCTTTCATCTGTGTAATACAAATTTGATCCTTCTATTAAATTTGTAGTTGTTTTATTACTTAATTTTAAATCAAAATTTGAATCACTTACATTATCAATAACTGGTTGATTAGTAATATTATCATAATTTAAATTAGTAATTTGGGAACCATTACCAGTAATTATTCCATTTACATGTAATCTTGAATTTGGATTATTTGTTCCAATACCAACATTCCCATCATTTTCAATATAAAAAAAACTATTATTATTTTGTTGAATATCTACAACATTTTCATTACTTGTTTGATTTATATATAATGACGGTCCATTGTGAATATTATTAATTCTTAATTGTTCTTCAAGTAAAACATATCTTTCGATATTAACTTTACTTGGAATTGTCATTTTATTATATATTATAATAATTATTATGTACTTTCTAATACATCTATTCTATTTTGTAAAATACTTAAATTACTTTCTAAATTTTCAATTTTATTTAATAAATTATCAATTACTTTTAGTTTATTATCGGTTGTTATTTCTAATGTTGTTGGATCAAGTTCTAAGTAATTTATACTGTTTGATGTATTAAAATATAATAATGAATTTACTTCTGGTGTTAAACTAGATAATGAAGATAATTTTGGATCAACTCTAGTTACTGTTGTTACAATCTGTGTTTTATATCTTATTATTACTATACCTGAACCACCTGCACCAGCATTTACAGTTATATCAGAATCACCACCAGCACCACCACCACCAGTATTTGCCATTCCATTTTGAGAACCATTAGATGTTAATCCATCACCTGCTCCTCCTAAACCACCACTTGATATATTATTATTACTTATTCTTGCTCCACCTCCACCTCCGCCAGAAAAATAAACTTTACCATCTGTATGATGTTCTCCAATACTGTTTGGTATATTAAAATAAGTTTTAAAATCTATCTCATTTTCCTCTGCTTTTCCATTACCACCATTCCCATCATCTGTTCCGGAATTAGCATTTTTACCTTCTTCACCAGCACCTCCACCGCCGCCTGAATAAGGTTCTTCGTTTCCAGCATTATATCCACCATTATAACCTTGTCTATAATTAGATACTAAAATTGTACCATCATATTTAACAATATCATTTACTGTTCCAGAACCACCTATTGGTGTAAGATTACCTGGAGCACCATATACACTTCCACCGCCAGAACCTCCACTAGCTGCTGTAAATAAATTTACATTATCTCCATTATCTCTTGTTCCTCCTCCACCACCACCTATTGCTTCTGTTTGTAAATAAGAAAATGATGAATTATATCCATTATTACCTCTTGTTTCTAAATTTATAATTGCTAGAGCACCACTACCAACTTTAACTGTATATGTTCCATTATTAATTGTTTGATTTTGTAAAAATATTAAACCACCACCACCACCACCACCACCAGATACTGAACTACCATTTTCTGAATTTCCACCTCCACCTCCTCCTGCAACTATTAATATATCGCATTCAGTATCTTGGGGGAAGTTTATAGTATATTCAGTTTGACCAGAACCATTATCATTATTTTCATTATATTTAAAATATACTACTTCATCTGTTGAATCTGTTATTAGACCTTTTTGAATATATTGAGCATTATACAATTTTTCTATTTCTGTTGCAGATAGTTCTCGATCATAAAATCTTAAATCATCTATATCTCCGTGTGCGTCATATGAGGCATTATAGAAACCGGAAGTTTTAAATGCTCCTGCTACACCTATTTGATTTGTATAAGTTCCTGTAAAACTTTGTGTTTCTCTCCAAGTTTTACCAGATGGTAGAGCAAGGGTTGAATCCGAAACTCCATTTATATATATATGACTACCAGTAGAATTACAATGAACGCTACAATGCACCCATTCATTTATATAATTACCTGTAAATGTAAAAGTTGAAAAATGTTCGTGCCAACTTGTATTATCATATAATCTAGCAAGTCTTACTTTTGATGGGTTTGAAGCGTTGCCTGATGACGTAATTGCTATATTAAAACCTCCTCTTAAATTTGATACTGGTGAGGTATCATATCTTGATATATATAACATTGTGCTACTTGTGTCTAGTGTTCCTGTCTTTATCCAAAATGAAATACTCCAAGTATCACCTTCTACCAAATTTTTAAGTGTGGAATTATCAATAACAAAATTATTACCATCAGTAGTTAATCCTTCATCAAATATACCATCTGGATATATTGTTAAGTCTGCAGTTGTTATTGTTACACTATTTATTTCATCTACTAAATCATTATCAAATTTCCAGTGTGCTATTAAACCATCGGTTACAAGATTACTATTACTATCTATTATTGGTTTTTCTAAGTTTGATATTATAGTATCACTTTCATTTTGTATTAAAACTTGTGTTCCACCACCACCACCAGATGATGTTCCACCAATTACTTTTAGTTTATTATCCGTTGTTATTTCTAATGTTGTTGGATCTAGTTCTAAATAATTTATACTGTTTGATGTATTAAAATATAATAATGAATTTACTTCTGGTGTTAAACTAGATAATGAAGATAATCTTGGATCACTTCTAGTTACTGTGGTTACAGTCTGTGTTTTATATCTTATTATTACTTCTTTGTTACTATATGTTTGAGTAGTTCCCTTAATATCTGTTGAGTATCCAGATGATATTGATGTGCCACCCATTGTAGTTTTAGTATATGTTGAATTACTTATTGAACTTTCTGTTGTTCCAACTTTTATTGTATAAGTTCCGTTTAATGATTCTAACGGTGTTTCTAAATGGTTATAATTAGTATCATCTAATAGTAATATTTCACATTCAGTATCTTCGGGGAAATTTATTATGTATTCTGTTTGATCATATACTTCACAATATATTGATAAATTCACAGTTGTTGTTCCCCAAATACTCGGTAAATCTTCTGGATTTTGGCTTGAATTATACTCATAATGTGTTGTTTTATAACTTGTATGACCATCAACAACTTGTATATAATCTTTATTATGTCCATGTGTTTGAAATACATTAGTATTAATACACGCTATCCATTTACTACCAGTTGCATTTAATGGTGTTCCATTTAATGTTAAATAATCTTTCATTTCCTGTGCTGTTGGTAATCTTCCTCCATTTGCAATTGCTTCATCATATGCTTCTTGCCAACTATAAGGACTTTCATCTATTCTAAAGAAAAATCTTAATTCTGTATTATCATTATATTTAAAAGATATTACTTCATCTGTTGAATCTGTTATTATACTTTTTTGAATATATTGTGCATTATACAATTTTTCAACTTCCGCCGCTGATAATGCCCTGTCGTATATGCGGAAATCGTCATAATATCCTTCATTAGGATATGAACCATCTGGATTACCATCTCCTATTTGGAAACCATTACTATTATCTGATTTGATGATCTGATTATTAAAACCACTATTAAGAACTCCATTCTCATACAAACTAAAATCAAAAGTATATACATTTGATGAATGTGAAGTATATGTATAAACAAAAGTTAATAAACGCCATTTATCATCTGTGAAATTACCATTCAAACTTGTTATAATATCCACAGATGCATCTGAATTGTAATAATAGGCGTGTATTTTTTGGTCGGTGCTTTTAAGATAAACTCTAATACCACCTTTATCAGTTCCAGAGTATTGAGATATATCAAATAAGATATTCCAAGTTCCAGAAATGCTATTTGCTTTGAACCAAAATGATATAGTAAAACTTTTGCTTGTCCCCGCTATTAAATCACTGAAATGAAAACTTGGAATAGTTAGAGTTGTGTTATTAACCAGTGCCGATTTACCAAATACATAATTACCTGTTGTATTAATAAATGAAGCAGATGTATTAGTGCTTGTTAATGTTCCTATGCTACTACCACTGACACTATTAGTTAAATCATCATCAAATTTATAATGAGCTATTAAACCATCTGTTACAAGATTACTATTACTATTTATTATTGGTTTTTCTAAGTTTGATGTTATAGTATCACTTTCATTTTGTATTAAAATTTGTGTTCCACCACCACCACCAGATGATGTTCCACCAATTACTTTTAGTTTATTATCAGTTGTTATTTCTAAAGTTGTTTCATCTAATTTTAATCCATTCCAATTTCCATTTCTATAATACAAAATATCTTTATCTGTTGCTGTTGAATTAAATGATATTAATTTTTTACTTGCAATATTGGAATCAACTCTTTCTTCACTATAATATTTATTTATTCCTTCATTAATATTCGTTGTTGATATTAATTCATCATTTAAATAAATTGAGCCAGACATATTAATATCACCATTTACATCTAATTTTTTTGTTGGATATAATTTACCAATACCAATATTACTATAACTATCATCAATTATAATATTATTACTTGTTGATGCTAACCATGCATCTGTTGCAGCATCTAATTCATAATCATCGTCATTTTCAAATAAATCTGTTGCAAGTAAGTTTTCTTGTTGATGATTATTTCTTAAATAAGTATTCCAGTCTTTTAAATTCAAATCTTTTAGATTTTCTTTATTTAATGAACTTAAAATTTTAGTTTCATTAATTGTTGGATCCAACTGTTTTAATCTTGATGGTATAACTGTTTTTTTTCTCTTTTTTATTCTCAACTTCCCATCTTTTAATGATATCTTATTATCATCACCCACCCATAATGAATTGTCTGAAATAAACATATGTCTAATTTTTTTCTCAATTGAACCAATATCATATATAGCATTTGATTCTGGTATTAAATGTTTTGATAATTCTAATTCATTTTCTGATAAACTATTTATACCATCTGTTATTTCCAAATATTTATTATCAACTACTTTTAATTTATAATCACCAGTTATTTGTAAGCTATTTGTATCTACATCTAAATAATTTACAGTATTTGATGTATTAAAATATAACAATGAATTTGTTTCTGGTGTTAAACTTGAAAGTGAAGATAATATAGGATTACTTGCACCTGTTGTAGTTACTGTAGATTCTTTTGTAGTAGCATATCTTATTATTACTATACCTGAACCACCAGCACCACAAGCTACACTTCTATCTGATTTTCCACCAGCTCCACCACCACCAGTATTTGCTAAACCATTTTGAGAACCACTAGATGATAATCCATCACCACCACCACCTAAACCACCTATTTGTGTATTACCACTTCTTTCACCTGCACCACCACCACCTGCAAAATAAACTTTACCATCAGTATGATGTTCTCCTATATTAGTTGGTATATTAAAATATGTTTTAAAATCGATATTATTTACACTTGATTTACCATTACCCCCATTACTATCTTCTACACCATCATCTGAATTTTTTCCAACTTCATCAGCACCTCCTCCACCACCAGAATATGGTTCATTATTACCAGTATTATCACCACCATTATATCCTTGTCTATAATTAGATATTAAAACAGTTCCATCATATTTTATAATATCACTTACTGTTCCTAAACCACCAATTACTAATGTTGATGCAGAACCACCACCAGAACCACCATTTGAACCAGTATATATATCCGGATTATTACCAGTATCTCTTGTTCCACCTCCACCACCACCTATTGCTTCTGTTTGTAAATAAGAAAATGATGAATTATATCCATTATTTCCACGTGTATTACTATCTACAATTGCAGATGCACCATTACCTACTTTAATTGTATATGTCCCAGTTGTAACTGTTTGATTTTCTAAAAAAATTAAACCACCAGCACCACCACCCGAACCAGATGTTGAACTACCACTTTCTGCACTACCACCACCTCCCCCACCTCCAACTATTAATATATCACATTCAGTATCTTCGGGGAAGTTTATAGTATATTCTGTTTGACCAGAACCATTATCATTATTTTCATTATATTTAAAATAAATTATTTCATCTGTTGAATCTGTTATTAGACCTTTTTGAATATATTGTGCATTATACAATTTTTCAACTTCCGCTGCTGATAATGCTCTGTCGTATATGCGGAAGTCGTCTAAATATCCGTTGATTTGGTCTGATGTAGTTCTGCCTATGGTATTATTAGTATATGCAGATGAATAACGGAAATGTGATGATGACAGATTATTTAGTTTCAAAACATTATTAAAATACATATTTACATTAGTCGTGTTCCAACTTATAACAATATGATACCAAACATTGTTCTCTAATACATTACTGACCGTGTGCTGATTTGATGAACCTGCTGCAGAGAAAAAACGCAACATCCAACTTGTAGTGGAAGTTCCATTACGAGCAAGTGATATTCTATGACCTGAAGAATTCTCCAAATCTAAAATCTTGTTATAGGCAGTATCAGACACTGGTGTCATATCCAGTTTAATCCAAAAGGATATAGTATTAGATGACCCAAAAGTTATATTAGGTAAATCTAATCTTTCTTGTGCTATTACTGCTCCACTAACTCCTATTGTTTTTTGTGCGGTTGTTGCTGTCACAGAACTATCTGATGGTGTAGCATCGCCTATGCCTCCAACACTACTATCTAATCCTATATTCGTACTGTCATCAAACTTATAATGTGCTATTAAACCTCTATCGCTTCCTTCTAAATATAATTTTTCTACTTCAGTAGCTAATAATGCTCTGTCGTATATGCGGATGTCGTCCAATAAATATTTATCGGAAGTTGATATAGAAGTAGCATTATTCATACAACCTAAATAATTTGTATCATATATACCATCTGGTAATTTATTACTAATTGATGTTGTTTTAACTAAAACATTGTCTAAATATCCTATTATACTTGTATTAGAAACTACTAAAACAATATTGTGCCATTGATTTAAAACTGGATTTATTACAATAGCATCCCATACTACTTCGCTACTATTTGTTCTATAATTTGCTTTAATTTCATTTGGTTTAGTATAAATTTCAAAATGACCAGTATTACTAACTCTTTCATCTTCTCCCAAAATAAGAATTCCACTTTGAATAAGTGTTCCTATTTTTTTAAACCATATAGAAACTGTAAATTCTTTATTAACTAAATCAATAGAAGGTATTTTTACTGTTCCATGTCTAACATTATTAGTCAGTATGTTTGTATTAATATTATCTTGAAATTGTAAATATTTATTATCAACAAATATTGGGTCATTAACACCAGATAATAAAAGATTATTATTATTACCACTACTATCAGTTAAATCACCATCAAATTTATAATAGGCTATTAAACCATCAGCAGTGGTGAAATTCTCCTTACCATATATATACCATTCGTCAAAATTTAAAGTATCTAAACCACTAAGACCAGAACCTACTCCCGATAATTTATTAACAACTAATACTAAGTATTGATATTCGCCAGTTGTAGATACAGATGATTCATATACACCACTAGCATTATAATCTGCTATTGCTATTACATCACTTACCAAAATAGTCCAATTACTATCATCATTGCTTCCATATATCTTGAAATCTCCTGGCGCTCTTTGGGGTCCAAAAGAGTTTGATGTTCTTTGTTTTAACGCAAATTTAGTTAAATTGATATAAACTGGTAATTTTATTTTTAACCATTCCCCATTATAACCAGATACTATGTAATTTGTTCCACTATAAGTTCCAGACGAATATTCACCTTCTTTGTAATGAACACCGGGTGAATTTAATCCACTAAAAGCGGAATATCCTACTCTACTACTATCTTTGATTGTGGATTCAGAAACTACATATGTTCCATTACCATATGCTTGTCCTGATATAGTATGTGAAGCACTTGTAAAGTTTCGTGTGGGCGGATACATTCGTTCTTCACTTAAATATGTTTCTAACACAATTGGTTTTTCTATATTTGATGTTACTGTTGTTGTTGTTTCATTCTCATATACTACTTGATTTAAATTTCCAGATGATGTTCCACCAATCACTCGTAATACTCTATCTGTTGTTATTTCCAAACTTCTTGAATCTATCTTTAAATTATACCAGGATTCACCATCATAATATACTAATTGATTACTATTTAAATTTTCTTCATTTAATGAAATTAAATTTTTACTTAATATATTCTGATTAACTCTTTCTTCTGTATAATATAAATTTATACCTTCTATTAAATCATTTGTTGATTTATAACTAAATTTATTATCAAAATTTGAATCACTTACATTATCAAGTGCTGGTTGATTTGTAATATTATTATAATTTAAATTAGTAATTTGAGAACCATCACCTTTTATTATACCATTTACATCTAATTTTGAAGATGGATTATTTGTTCCAATACCTACATTACCTTCATTTTCAATATAAAATACAGTATTGGAATTCTGTTGAATATCTAAAATATTTTCAGTTCCTGTTTGATTTATTATTAATGCTGGACCATTATTGTCATTAATTATTCTTAATTGTTCTTTAATACGAACAAATTTTTGAATATTAATTTCATTAATGTAACTCATTTTAATTAAAAAATATATAAAAAATGATTATTAATTAAAGAATAAGCTTCATAATGTTTTATAATTATTTATTAGACCCTCTTACAAATCAAATTAGTTTTGAAACCAAAGATATTGATTTATCTATATTAAATGCTATAAGAAGAGTATTACTTATGGATATTCCAATATTAGGGTTTAATGGTTCTGGTATTGATACTTCAATTAATATTGTGGAAAATACATCTGTATTAAATAATGAAATTATTTCTAATCGTATTGCTTTAATACCTTTAAATATTGATGAAAGTTATAATGATAATTTTGATCCAAATATTAATAAATTAGAAATTACATTAGATGTTAGTTGTAATGAAAATGATAATATGAAATTAATTACAACTGAACATTTAATTGTTAAAAAAGATGAAAAAGTTATTAAAAACTTTTTCTCAAAAAATAAAATTAGTAATGAATATATTTTAATAACAAAATTACGTAAAAATGAAAAAATTACATTAGATGCATATGCAGTTAAAGAAACCGGAAGAAAAAATGCATCATTTTCTATTGTTTCTGGTTTAACTGTCTATAATAAACCAATGGATAATAAAGATATTACAGATATTTTAGAAAAAGAAAGAAATTATATTGAAAATGAATTTGTATTTAAATTTGAAATTATCAATAATTCATTTTCACATCATTATTTATTAAATAAAGCTATCTCTATATTAATTCAAAAAATTAGTATTTTGAATGATAAAGTTACATTACAACAATATAAAAATAATGAAAATACATATGATTACATTATTCCAGATGAAAATGATACTATTGGTAATTTAGTTCAATCTTACATATTTGATACTTATGTTTTAACTAAAACTAAAATTTTTGAAGAATCTTATTGTTCTTATGTAGGTTATGTTGTAAAACATCCTTTAGAAAAAAAATTAAATATTAGACTTACTATTGAAAATACTTCTGATATTAATCTATTTAAGGATTTTATGAAAATTGTTTGTAATAAAATTATTAATGAACAATTACAAGTTATCCAGAAAAACTTAGAAACTTTTTTTACAAATAATAAAGTAAATGATTAAATCTAATAAATTAATACAGTCTTCAGATTCTGAAGAAATAAAATCTGAAGATTCTGAACAATCTGAACAATCTGAACAATCTAAAGAATCTGAAGAATCTGAACAATCTGAAGAATCTGAACAATCTGAACAATCTGAACAATCTGAAGAATCTGAAAAATCTGAAGAATCTGAAGAATCTGAAGAATCTAAACAATCTGAAGAATCTAAAAAATCACAAAGTATTGAAATTGATGAATCATTAGAAGATATTAATTTTGAATCAATTGATGAAGATGTTCATGAAATATTAATTAAGTATATTCCAAATTTAGAAAATGCTATTAATATATTTAATAAAGAAACTTTAACTAATATATTTAATGATTTTTTTGATAATTATTATAAAAGTAAAGATTTGGTTGATGACTATTTTACTTTTTTAGAAAATAAAAATACTGGTTTAGAAAAATTATATATATTACAAAATGAAATATCTTACAAACAAGTTACACCTGAATTTTATAAAGAAATGTATAAAAATTCATATCTAAATTTTATTGATATCTTAAATTCTACATTTAATAATCCATTAGATCTTTTTGATAATAATAATTTAATTAAAAATGATATTTTTAATATTCAATTAAATCAAAGAAAATTAAAAATTATCAAAGAAGATGGAATATCAGAAGATAATATTGATAGAATTGATGAAATAATGAAAACTAATATTAATGAAAGTTTATATTCAAAAATTAATAAAATTAAAGAATATAATGATAAAGATATTTTATTAAAATTTGAAGATAATGATTTTGATTATATTAATGATATAATGATTAGATATGGAAAAAATATATTTCATATGACTGATAATGAATATAATTTAATTCCTAAATTAAATGATAAAAAACCAACTATAAAAAAATCTAATAAAATTTTGGAAACTAAATATGAAAAATGGCAAGATGATATATCTAAATATTATTATAATTCATCTCTCGATGAACTTCAAGAAGATGAAATTAGAAATTTATTAAATGAATATACAATTAAAAAAACTAATTTAAATGATAAACTATTATTTAACAATGTTATAGAATTAGAAACTAATATTAGTAATGGTTTATTAGAAGTTGATGATGTATATAATAATATTAAAGATTATTTAAAATTTAAAGAAATAGATTTAATATTAAACATTTTATTAGAATTAAATAAAAATAAATCTGATGTTGTAGATTTTACAGTTAAAAATAATGATTATAATTATGTTGATAATGTATTTAGTGATATGTATGAATTCCCAATAGAATTAATAGAAATCATTGATAATGAAGAATTTGATAATAAAGAAAATATATTTTTTGATAATGATAATGTTTTAATTGTTCCAAGTAACAATTTACAAAATAATAATTTTGAAAAAGATTTAATTCAAGAAATTGGCATTCCAGAAGAATATATTGATAGAAAAGTTATAGATATATTATTAGATAATACTACAGATTTAGAAAAAATGAGTATTGTAATATTTTATATTTATTATGAAATTCAAAAAAGAGCATATAGTGAGGATTTAGTTATTAATTTAAATGAAAGTTGTAGTGAATCATGGAATCCATATTATGAACCATTAGAATTTACGGTTGATAATAAATTAATTTTTAAAGATAAACCATCTGTTTATTCTTATATTATTTGTTGTTTTAAAAATATTACTGATAATAGAATTTCTGAAAATGATATACTTAAAAATATTAGTAAATTATATAAAAATCAAAAATTATTCCAAAATTTTATTAAAGAATTAAAAACAACATATAATGATAAAAAAGAATCATTTATTATTAATAAAGATACTAATTTTTATAAATCACTTTTAGATAATATTAATAAACATCCAATACATCAAAATTATGTTCAAGCTTTAAAATATATTGTTCCTAAAAAACTTAAGCGTATCAATAAAAATATTTTAGGTTGTTGTCCTCAATTATTAAATGAAAAATATGAAGCATTTAATGATATTAAAAATAAATCTGATGATAAATATTTAGCACCAATACAAACATATATTGATGAAAATAACCAAATAGTTACTAATACAAAGTGGAATTCCATAAAATATATTCCAGATAATATTGAATATAAAAAAATTAATAGTTATTCACATAATATAATTATAGATGAAAATAATCAATTTAATATTGATATTAAAAAATATTTAATAGATGAAAATCAATTAATAAATCAAGATGAAATTAATATAATAACTAAAGATAGTTTATTAAAAGATTATGTGAAAAATTCTATTACTACTTTTAATACTTATAAAACAGTATCTGGTAATTTTTCTTTAGAAAATTTTATTTTAACTAAATGTAAAAGTATATATAATTTAAAAATATTAATATCTGCTGGTTTAACTAATAATCATATTGATAATCAACAACAATATGATAAAAATGATATTGAATTATTAAATATTTCAATTGATAAAATTGAAAATATATGTATTGAAGATTTAACAATATCCAAAAATAAAAATAATTTGTATATATATTTTGCAGCAAAATATATAACACTTAATTATTTTAAAAATTCAGAAAATGCAAATTTATTATATAATAATTTAAAAAATCTAGAAAAAAAATTAGTTCCTACTCGTGATGAATATAATAAAATGATTAATAATTATCGTGAAGATTTAAAAGTTAAAGCTATTGAGGCAATGGAACTTTTAACTAAAGAAGATAAAGAATTAGCTAAACAATTAAAAAATAATAAAATTATTGATTCTTATGAACAATATGTTAATAATATTAAAGAAAATGAAATTAATAATGATGATGATAATGATAATATAATATATAAAGGTGATGATGAAAATGATGTACCATTATAAATCTTCCATAACTTTAATTTCTTCATATTCTTGATGTTTATTATTATCCATAGTTATATTATATGCTTCTGTTGGATGTAATCCTATTTTATCTTCACCAACAACACCTTTTATTTCTATATTTAACATTATTTCTTTAACATTATCTACATATACAAGAAAATTTACATGTTTTCCATTCATTTTATAATTTCTATATAATATCATATCTATATCTAATATATATTGATTATTTTCAATATCTATTTTATATTTATTTAAAAGATCATGAACGATCTGAACATCTGGTGTATTTTGTGCAATTTTATTTGATATATATTGATAAGCTTTATTGTATATTCCGGTAATTTTATCATCAATATAAAATTCCCATTCTTTATTTCTTAATAAAATATATTTTTCAGTACTATGTGGCTTAAACATATCAATTAAGATTTCTAAATATTTTTCATTTGAAAATTCATAATAATATGCACTATTATCATCATCTTTATTTAAATCAATATCAATACTATCAATTTTATGACGATCTTTTAAGGCTGAACTTTTATTAGTGGAACTATGAAATTTATTATGTGGAACAAATTTATCAATACAACCTTTCATAGTTACAAAATAAAGAAATATTATAATAACAATTATTACTAATTTTATTGATAACTCCATATTTATAATTAAAAAATATAATCTTTATATTTATCATTACATTCTTTTTTTTCATTTCCATGACAAAATGGTGCATTTATACCCTTATCATCATATTTTCTATATGATAACCTACGGACACCAATTGGTAATTCACAATATTTATTTATACATTTTCCACCATCTATTTGATATTTTTTGTTTTTTCCATAAAAATCACATTCCTCATCTTTTTTACATGGTCTATCCCATATTGAAAATTTTTTCTTTTTATTACCAAATGGATCTAATTCTGCATTACATAATTTTTTATTTAATAATTTATCATTACCATAACAATGATATTCTGGATCTTCAATTTCTGGATCTCTTTTTAATCTAGTTATAAATTCTTCTTTATTTTTTACAATTTGAACATCTGCTTTATTATTTTCTACAACTGAAACATCAGCTTTATTATTTTCTACAACTGGAACATCTACACTATGATTATATTTAATAATTAAATTATTATTAAATTTCCAAAACTTTTTCAAATTTATTTTATTAAATTTTATTTCAGAGTCCATAAATAAATTTATACGTTTTAATTCAATAGTATCAAATGTATAAATAAATAAATTCTTGTCAGATATCGCTTTAAACAATGTTGTATCTATATCATTTTTTATTGAAATTACAGCAAAATCAACACTATTAAAACTTGGAACAATTGGATTTAATTTTATTAATTCTCTTGCTTTTATACGGTATCCATTTTCTATTGATCTTATGAATTTTTTATCAATATCTGATATATATCCTATTTTTTTATCATTCAACGAATGTGTACAATTACCTTGTAATTGATTTTTTGAAATATAAAAAAAATAATATTTATTATCATTTTCATAATGTTCTTTTTTTATAAATATAAAATATAAAATAATTAAAATAATTATAATAAATAATGCATATATCATTTCTTTATATTAAAATAAAATGAATTCAATTGTTAGAATATTAATTGTGATATTATTATATTTAATTATATTATCACTAATATATTTAATTAAACCATCAATGATGTTTGATGATAATGGGTATTTAAAAGGTATTGGATATATTGATGAAGGTAAGTCATTATTCTCAATATATTATATAACACCTATATTAGTATTATTTATATATATAACGATACTTGCTATATGGAAAATTACATAGATCAATTGTATAAAACTAAAGATATTACAGATTTTGAATGTTGTATGTTTATTGATATTGATTTTAATGAAACAACATTATTTAACTATGAATTTTTATATGTTGATAATATTAATGAATTACAACCCTCCATTATTTCCGCTTCTAGAACTTCTATACTTGAAAATATTTTATCATATAAAACCAAAAAAATTATTATAGTTAGTTTTGTAGTTCTTAATGATAAAGGATTTTGGAATTTAATTGAGGAAATTTTAATAAATAAAAATAAAAAATCTGTAATTCCTATTATAATTAAAATTTTATCAGTTGATGATATACCAGATAATATTAAAAAAAAATCTAAAATATTTATTGATGAAAAAATTGAATTAAAAAGTAATAAAAACATTAATCGTAAAGTAATACATAAATATAGAGAATTTATGATAGAATTGAATTCACTTGAAATATATTTAAAAAATTATAAAGATATATTAGAAAAAGAGAAAAGAAAATATCTATTATGATATAATAAAGATATATAGCAATGGCTGAAAAAGCTGAAGTGCCAAAAGCAACTACCAATATATTACCTTCAAGTGATGAAGCTGTCAATAAAGTGAATGATGTTACTAAAAAAGCAACTGATGCTATGACGAATGTTGCATCTAATACTACAAATAAAGTTAAAGAAGAATTATCTTCTGCTATTACAAACACTACTAAAATATTAAGTAATCCTAATGTTTTATATGGTTTAATTGCAATAATTATTGTAGCAATTATATGTGTTGTTCTTATATATTATTTTATATCTAAATCTGTTTTTAATAAGAAATCTTTAGTTGTTGAAAAAACTAAATTCCCTGTTAAAGGATATATAACATCTTTATTACCTGCAGATGTCCCATCAAGTGGTAATGGTTCTAGAAGAACATATACTTTTTGGATTTATGTTAATGATTTAAATAATTCATCTGGTGATATTAGACATGTATGGTCTATTGGTGATAAAAAAGCTAATGAAAATTCACCAATTGTTTATATTGATTCAGTAAGTAATAAATTAAATATTTCATTTTCTAAAGAAAAAGATACAGATAACCAGTTGAATAATTCCACTCATCAAAAATATAAAATTAAATTTGATTATTTACCTTTACAAAGATGGGTTCATATTGGTATTGTTGTCAATGATAATTATTCTGGAACAACAGTTACATTATATATGGATTCTGAAATTGTTAAATCTGTTACTAATGATGGTGATGAAGAATTAACGGCTGACTCTAGTGAGTGGAATACAAATGTTGATTTAGATAAATCTGGATCATTATTAGTTGGTGGTGATAAAAATGGATTTAATGGTTTAGTTAGTAAAGTTACCATACATAATTATGATTTAAATAGCAAAGATATTTATAACAGCTACAGCGAAGGTCCTATTGATGGATTATTAGCTTCTTTAGGTTATGGTGTAAGAACACCTGTATATAAATTATCCGATTAAATAGTTTTTAAACATTTTTTATCTCATTTCTTAAATTAAATAGAGTATAATGTTATATATATTAATTCAAGTTATTATTGCTATTATTTTAGTAATTTTAATGGGCGCATTAGCTTATGGTATATATAATAAAAATGTTCAAGAACTTATTTTAGATATTGTTAAACCTAAAATTATCAAAAAGAAAACTAAAATATTAGATGGACTTTATTCTTATGAAAAAGGAAAAGTTATATACAATACTAATGATAAATTATCTGGAACATATATAGATTTATCACCTTCAATAAATCAAAATGGTGGTGCAGTATATACATATAACTTTTGGTTATTTATGCCAGAAGATTCCACTTGTACTAAAACAAATGATTTAGTTCTTTTTACACGTGGAAGTGAAAAAAGAATTAAATATACTAGTAAATTTACATGTAATACTGATAATATTGATCCAATAAATGGTACTACAGGAAATGCTCTTGATAGCAAATGGTTTTTAGTAAAAAATCCTTTAGTTCGATTAAAACTAGACGGCAATACACCTAATAGAAAAATTGATGAAATTGTAGTTGAAATTAATAGTATTGAACATCCAGAAGTTGTTCATGAAGGTGCGAATGATAGTGACCAACAATGTAAAACAAAACCAAATGAAAATTTATTTGGTATTAAAAATTTAAAAGATAGAACAGATTTACATAATAAATGGAATATGATAACAATTGTTGTATCTGAAACAAATCCTTCAGATGATATTTTATTCAAAAATAAATCAATTATTAAGTTATATTTAAATGGTTATAAATATTTAACTAAACATGGTGAAGCTATTTATAATAGTGAAGATTCTAAATCAACTGCTATTAGAAGTAATAAAGGAAATTTATATTTAAATCCAGAAACTAAAGATACTACTAGTCCTGCTATAACAACTGAATGTTCTAAAATAGCAATTTCAGATTTAACATATTTTAATTATACATTAGAAGATAAAGATATTATAAGTTTATTTAAAGAAGGATGTAAGAAAACTCCAGCATTGATTCCAAGTGAAACTCAATTTGATTCTTTGAGTATTAAACAAGCTGAATTAGAAAAAACTAATCAAAATAATCCAATACAATTATAATATAAATAGATAATAATATACAATAATAGATAATGCCCGCATCTCCATTAATACAATTAGTTGCAATTGGACAAGTTGATCAATATTTATCATTAACACCACAATTAAGTTATTTTAAATATGTATATAAAAGACATACAAGATTTGCATTAGATAATTTAAAATTAAATTTTGATGGTAAATCACCAGAATTATCTAAAAATACACATAGATGTACAATTAAAATACCAAGACATGGTGATTTATTGACAAATACATGTTTAGTTTTAAGTATGCCAGATATATATAGTAATGATGATTTAAGATTTCGTTGGATTGAAAATTTTGGAACTTTATTAATTAAACAAGCAGATATATTTGTAGGTAGTTTAGGAAGATCTTTAAATCCTATTTATGGTGAATGGATGTTAATATGGAATGAATTAACATTATCACCTTCTAAATTACATAAGTATAATCAAATTACTGGAAATACTTCTGATTATTTAAATCCACGATTAGCTAACTCACAAATTGTTATTAAAAAAAATAATCAAATTGAATATGCTTATTATCCATCTTCAAATAAAGAAACATCTAATACACCATCTATAAAATCTAAATTAATATCAATTCCTTTACAATTTTATTTTTCAAAAAATCCATCTCTTGCAATTCCATTATGTGCATTACAAACTAGTGAAGTTATTATTACTATTGATATTGAAAGTGTTGAAAAATTATATCAAATTTATGATAAAGATTATA